CCTCGGAAGAATACGCAGGACGTTCGCGAGGCCCCCCTACAAAAGCGCGGCGATAAGTAATCTACGCGCACGCGCGGACAGACGGAAAAAATCACGCGAAAAGGAGGCGTTTTCTGTGGCGAATCAGCGGGAAAAAACCAAAGAACAGCGGATCCGCGCGGAGAAAGCGCGCCTGAAAAAGCTTTACCGGAATCTGCCGAAGGAAGCGGCCGGGACCGTCGCGGGCCTCATCGATCAGGCGGCCTTTATGCGCATCGAGTGCGAAGACATGGCGGACGACCTGCGGGAAAACGGCTGGACGGAGAAATTCCAGCAGTCGGAGCGGCTCGAGCCCTATGACCGCGCCCGGCCGATCGGGCAGGCGTACAACTCCACGAACGCGAACTACCAGAAGATCATCAAGCAGCTCACGGCGCTCCTACCGAAGCCGGACACCGCGCCGAAGCAGGAGGATGACGGCTTCGCAAGCTTTGTCCGGGAGCGTGACGAGCTGTGACACGCTATCCAGAAACGTACAATCCGATCCTCGAATACTGGGCCGCGATCCAGTCCGGACGTGAAACGGTGAGCCTCAAGGTGCAGAAGACCTACAGACATGTGGTCGCGCAGCTTGAAAACGCGGATTCCGAGTTTTATTATTCCCCGCGCCGCGCCAACCACGTCCTCGAGTTTTTTGAGAACTACTGCCACCACTCCAAGGGCAAAGCGGGCGGACAGCTCGTCAAGCTGGAGCTCTGGGAAAAGGCGCTGCTCGCGACTGTCTTTGGGTTTATCGACATCGAGGGCAACCGCCAGTACCGAGAGGCCATCCTCATTGTCGGCAAGAAGAACGGAAAATCGCTGCTGGCCTCCGGCGTCGGCCTGTATTTGCAGCTGGCGGACGGCGAAGCAGGCCCGGAGGTCTACGCCGTGGCCACCAAGCGAGACCAGGCGAAGATCATCTGGCAGGAAGCAAAGCGCATGGTGCAGAAATCACCGGCGCTGCGCAAACGGACGCGCTGTCTGGTCGGCGAGGTGGACAGCGATTATAACGACGGCGTATTCAAGCCGCTATCCTCTGACAGTGACACCCTCGACGGCCTCAACATCCACGGGGCCATGATGGACGAGCTCCATCAGTGGAAAAACGGCAGACCGCTGTACGACATCGTTGCCGACGGCGATCAGGCCCGCGCGCAGCCGTTGCGATTCATCACCTCCACAGCCGGCACCATTCGAGAAGACATCTACGACGAAAAATACGAAGAGGCCGAGCGCATCATCAACGGCTACGAAGATCCGGACGGGTACCACGACCCGCGCCGGATCGCGTTTATTTACGAGCTCGACAAGCGCAGCGAGTGGAATGACCCGTCCTGCTGGAAGAAAGCCAACCCCGGCCTTGGGACGATCAAGAGCTACACGGCGCTGAAAGAGCGGGTCGAGCGGGCGGAGAAAAACCCGGGCCTCGTCCGCAACCTCGTCTGCAAGGATTTCAACATCCGCGAGACTTCCAGCGAAGCCTGGCTCAACTTTGAGCAGCTGGACAACCGCGACACCTTCCAGCTCGACAGGGAAAACCGCCGCCTGATCTGGCAGCATTACATGGCGGACGGCAAGACGCAGGAGCGCGTGCTTTCCTACCCGCGATACGGCATCGGCGGCGCGGACCTCTCCAAGACCACTGACCTGACGGCGGCAAAGGTGCTGTTCCAAGTGCCGGAGCTGCCGGAGATCCTGTTTGTGCTGCAGATGTACTGGCTGCCGCAGGACCTTTTGGAAAAGCGCGTCACGGAGGACAAGATCCCCTACGACAAGTGGCATGAGCGAGGGCTGCTCCGACTGTCAGAGGGAAACAAGATCCGCTATGAGGACGTCAAAGCATGGTTCATCGAGGTGCAGGAAGACCTCGATATTTTTATCCCCTTTATCGGGTATGATGCGTGGTCTGCGTCTTATTGGGTGGACAGCATGGCGGACTATTTCGGGAAAGAGGCCATGATCGCCGTGCATCAGGGGGTCAAGACCCTGTCCGAGCCCATGAAGCGCTGCGGAAACGACCTCGAATCCAAGCGCATTATTTACAATAACCACCCGATCGACAAATGGAACCTCGCAAACACAGCCTATGACGAGGACAAAAACGGCAATATTCAGCCGCACAAAACGAGCAAGTCCACGCGCCGCATTGACGGCACGGCGGCCCTGCTCGACGCCTACACGATCTACGACCAGAAGCAGGCGGAATACACCAGTATGCTCTAGGAGTGAAAACATGGGATTTTTGAAAAACCTCCTGACGAATATCACGACCACCAAGCGCGTCTCGACCGTCCAGATGGTGCAGGAGCGCGGGAATGGCTTTTACAGCTACAACGGCAAAATGTATCAGTCAGACATCGTCCGCGCCTGCATCCGGCCCAAGATCAAGGCCATCGGCAAGCTGACGGCCAAGCACATCCGGGAGACCATCACCGCCCAGACGCGAAAGATCGCCGTCAACCCGGAGCCGTACATCCGCTTCCTGCTCGAAGAGCCGAACCAGTACATGACCGGCCAGATGCTGCAGGAAAAGCTGGCCGCACAGCTGGTCCTCAACAACAACGCCTTCGCCGTGATCCTCCGGGATGAAAACGGCCTGCCGAACGCCATCTTCCCAGTTGCGGCCATGCAGGCAGACGCCGTTTACGACGCGGGAGGCAACCTGTACCTGAAATTTTACATGCAGAACGGCAATGTGCTGACGTTTGCCTATGACGACATCATTCACCTGCGCGGGGATTTCTACGAGAACGACATCTTCGGCGACCCCATTGCTCCGGCCATTGTGCCGCTGATGGAGATCGTCACCACGACGGATCAGGGCATCGTCAAGGCCATCCGGAATAGCGCCGTCATCCGCTGGCTTTTGATGTTCGCATCCTCCATGCGCTCGGAGGATATCAAGAAGCGCGCGCAGGACTTCGCGGACAGTTTCCTGAACGTGACTAACGGCACGGGCGTCGCGGCCGTCGACGCAAAGGCCGAGGCCAAGCAGATCGACCCCAAGGACTACGTCCCGAACGCCGCCCAGATGGATAAGACCACGCAGCGCATCTATGCCCTGTTCAATACCAACCCGCACATCGTCACATCCATTGCGACGGAGGATGAGCAGAACGCCTATTTTGACGCCGAGATCGAGCCGGTTTTGAAGCAGCTGAGCGGCGAGTACACCCGCAAGCTATTTTCCCGGCGCGAGCGCGGCTGCGGCAACCGCATCGTCTTTGAGGCGTCCGCGTGGGACTTCGCGTCGACCTCGACCAAGCTCAACCTCCTGCAGATGGTCGACCGCGGCGCGCTGACGCCGAACGAATGGCGCCGCGCCTTTAACCTCGCGCCGGTCGACGGCGGCGACAAGCCAATCCGGCGGCTCGATACGCAGCCGGTCAATCAGAATACCAACCAGAAGGGAGATGAAACCGCATGAAGATCAGCATTCGCGGGCCAATCGTGTCCAGCAACCAGCACCGCTTTTATCAGTGGTACGGCATGGAGGCGACGAGCCCTAAATCCGTAGCCGACGCGCTTGCATCCGGAAACGGTGAGCGGGCAGAGGTCGAGATCAATTCCGGCGGCGGCGAGATCTTTGCCGCGAGCGAGATCTACACCGCCCTGCGCAATTACGCGGGCGGCGTCCACATCCGCATCGTCGGCCTTGCGGCATCGGCCGCGTCCATCATCGCCATGGCGGGCGAGTCGGAAATGACGCCGACCGGCATGATGATGATCCACAACGTCCAGTCCAGCGCCGACGGCGATTACCGTCAGATGGAGCACACCGCGGGCGTCCTGCGCGACGCCAACCACGCCATTATATCGGCCTACGTCGCCAAGACTGGCAGGCCGGAGGCGGAGATCGCCGCCATGATGGACGCTGAGACGTGGGTCACGGCGGAGCGGGCCGTAGAACTCGGCCTCATCGACCGCGTCATGCAGCCGGATAACGGCCAGAAACCGCTGGCGGCGGATTTTTATTCTGGCATGCTCAGCGAAGACGCGCTCCGGCGCGCGGAAAACTTTTTAAAAGGTCAGGCCGCAGAGCCTGATTTTTTTATGCCCGAACGGGCGCAGGCAGAAGCAAAACTGAAATTTTTAAAACTCAAAGGAGAATTGAAATGACAAAGGAAATTTACAACATCCAGCGCCAGAAGCTTATGGACGACGCCCAGAAGCTGCTGGACGAAAGCAAGACCGCAGAGGCACAGGCCAAGATGAAAGAAATCGAGGCCCTCGACGCCAAGTTTGAGGAGGAAGCCAAGATCCAGGCGAACCTCAACGCGCTTGCAGGGCAGAAGGTTGCGGCACCGGCTGCGGCGGCACAGTCCGTCGACCTGTCCGGCACGGCAAAGACTCCGGACGTGCTCGACCGGTACGACACCGACGAGTACAAGCGGGCCTTCATGAACTACGTCCTGACCGGCAAGAAGATCCCGGCAGAGCTGACCAACGTGGACGCAAACACCAAGACCTCCGACGTTGGCGCGGCCATCCCGACCACGACGCTGCAGAAGATCTACGAGAAGATCGAAGCGACCGGCATGATCCTGCCGCGCGTGACGCACACGTCCTACAAGGGCGGCGTGACCGTCCCGACCAGCTCGGCCAAGCCGACCGCCTCGTGGGTGGCGGAAGGCGAAGGCTCCGACAAGCAGAAAAAGGCACTCGGCTCCATCACGTTTGCCTACCACAAGCTGCGCTGCGCGATCTCCATGTCGCTCGAGGTATCCATCGTGACCTACCCGATGTTTGAATCGCAGTTTGTCGCGAACGTCGCCGAAGCCATGGTAAAGGCCGAGGAGCAGTCCATTATCAGCGGCTCCGGCTCCGGCCAGCCGAAGGGCATCACAAAGGAAACCGCGCCGACCGGACAGAACATCGACATCGCCGCCGCGACGACCGCGCTGGCATACGCCGATCTGGTCAAGGCAGAGGCCGCGCTGCCGCAGGCTTACGACGCAGACGCCGTCTGGTGCATGTCGAAGAAGACCTTCTTCGAGCAGATCGTCGGCATGGTGGACGACAAGAAGCAGCCCGTCGCCCGCGTCAACTATGGACTCAGCGGCAAGCCGGTCTACTCGCTCTTTGGCCGCGAGGTCGTCCTCGTCGGTGACTATCTGCCGTCCTTCACGGCGAGCGTGACTGCGGACACGATCTTTGCGTTCATTTTCAATTTCAAGGACTACCTCTGGAACGAAAATCTGGGCATGACCTTCCGCAAGTACACCGACAACGCGACCGACGACGAGGTCACCGTCGCGCTGGCGCTCGTCGACGGTAAGGTCGTCGACAAGAACAGCCTCGTCACGCTGACCAAGAAGAAAGCCTGACGGAGCGCGGCCAACAGGGAGGGATGACAATTGGCTTTGATCAACGTTGCAAAAACCGCCCTGCGGCTGACCACAACTGCGCTTGACGATGAGCTCGCCGACGAGGTCGACGCCTGCCTTCTGCGCCTGCACCTTGCGGGCGCGGAGGGGGCGGACGAAGACCCGCTGGTCAAAGACGCCGTCCGAGCCTTCGTCCGCTGGCAGCATGATTTCTGCGGCCGCGGCGACGAATGGAAGACGTGCTTTGAGGAGCTGCGCGACGCGATGGGCCTGTCCGACGACTATTCGCCGGGCGCCGAGGGAGGGGGCGCGTGCTGTGATCTTTGACACCCAGATCACGCTGCGCCTGCTGTCCTACCCCATCGTGAGCGGGCAGACCACCGAAAAGCTCGAACGCGAGACAACCGTCTGGGCTGCCCGCAAGTCCGTAAACCGCGCCGAGTATTATCAGGCCGCGCAAGCCGGCAAGCGCACGGACGCAATTTTCCGCATGCACAGCGCGGAATACGGCGGCGAGCAGCAGCTCGTCTGCGGCTCCGACGTATTTGACGTCGTCCGCAGCTACGGGCAGGAAACGGAGGAAATCGAGCTGACCTGCAAACGGAGGGACGGCGCATGATGATCTATGAGGCGCTGGCAGACCTGGGCGTACCGGTCTGCCATCCGCCGTACAAGGGCGCGGAAGAGACCTACATCACCTATCAGCTGCTCGGCCAGTCCGGGCAGCTCTACGCCGAGGGCGGAGAGGCCGAGACCGGCGTGCAGTACGCCGTTTCCATCTTTGCCGAGGGCTTTGCTGCCGGGCTTTTAAAGCGCGTAAAAGCCGCGCTGGAGGCCGCAGACTACATTGCTACCGTCGACATGGAGACCTACGACAAGGAGACGGGCCGCACGCAGATCGCGATCATCGCCGAAACGGAGGGCGCGGAGTATGGCTAGTTTACAGGTCGAGGGCATGAACGAGATGATCCATGCGCTTTCGAAGATGGACCTTTTTGACGACGAGATGCAGCAGGAACTACTTTATGCCGCAGGAGATATCGCAATCAGAGAGATCTGGGAACGGGTCAGAACGAGCGGGTTTAACTTCGAGGGGTATAAAAACAAAATCAAGTACAGCAAGAAAATCAAGCGCGATAAAAACGACCTGCCATATATTACGGTCACAGTCTCCGGAAAAAACGAGAACGGGGTACGGAGAAATCTGATTGTATTTGTTCTGAATTATGGACGCGCCAAAGAACACGGACAAATCGTCGGGACTTACTTCTGGAACAGAGGGTCCGATGCGGCGACGCCAATGATCAGGCAGGAATTTGAAAAGATCATCAATGAAAAATTACGAGAAAGGGGCTTGCAGTAATGCCTAGTTTTGACTTACGCGGCATCCGGGCGGGAAAGTATAAAAACACGTCCGGCACCGTGACCTACACAGAGCCGACCGACGTCGGCGACGCCATGAGCGCGCAGCTGGAACTCAAGTTCGCCGAGGGCCGCCTGTACGCGGAATCCAAGCTTGCCGAGTATATCAAGCTTGCCACCGGCGGCACGATCTCGCTGGCTGTCAAGTACATCAAAAGGGCCGCACAGGCCATGCTCTACGGCTGCACATCCGATACGAGCAAGGAAAATCTGAAATTCTCGGCAAAGGACATCGCCAACTACGTCGGCGTCGGCTTCTACGCGCCGGATAAGATCGACGGCGTGACCAAATACACCTGCGTCTGGGTGCCGAAAGCGCTGTTCGGCCCGCCCTCGCTGTCCTACCAGACCAAGGGCGAGAACATCCAGTTCAACACGCCGACCACGACCGGCGAATTCCTCGCCGACGACTCCGCCGACGAGCTGCTGCTCGAAACTGAGACCGTCGACACCGCAGAGGCCGCCGTCGCATGGATCAAGGGAAAGCTGGGTGAGACCTGATGGGGGACATTCGTTTGAAAAAGCATCCGTTTGAATACGGGGGCAAAGCATACGAGCTTTCGGTAAACATGAATGTGCTCGCTGACCTTCAGGAGCTGCACGACGGAAATCTGAATGCGGTCCTGCTAAAAGGCCGGACCATGAAGACGGTGTTTGAAATTGCGGCGGCCGCCATGAACGACTACGCAGACAGCAAGGGCTGGCCGGAGCGGGCGACCGCGAAGGAGCTTGGCAGAACGCTCGGTATGAGCGGCTTTAAGCGGCTGTGCGAGCCGATGATGGACATGCTGATCGCGGCGATCAAGGAGCCGGACGATTCGGAACCGGAAGAGGAAAAAAACGTGAAGACCACGGAGACGAACCGTACAGTGTAAATTTTCCGTGGTTTTTAAATATCTGGATCAATATCCTCCACAACGACGAGACTGTATTTTGGAGGACCATGACACCGGCGCGGTGCGTAACGCTCTATCGTGAGTATTTTGAGCTGATCGCACCGCGCCGAACTTCTAAAGACGAAGAGACTTCCAAACCGTCGTTGCACGACTATATCGCGGGGGTGGGATAATGGCAGGCCCAACAATCAACACAAAAATCAAGCTGGACGGCGAGGCCGAGTATAAGCAGGCGGTCAAGGAGATCAATGCTGCGCTTGGCAATCTGGACAGTAAACTGAAAAATCTGGATGAGACGTATAAAGACAGCGAAGGCAGCGTCGAGGGCCTGACCAAGAAAAACGAGGTCCTGAACCAGAAGATTTTAACGCAGAAGGAAAAAATCGACGAGCTGCGGAAAATGGTGCAGAGCGCCGGAAAATCGCTCGGTGAGCATTCCGCGGCAACACAAAATTACCAGAAACAGCTAAATAACGCAGAAACGGCCCTTCTGAAAATGGAGAAAGCGCTGCGTGACAATACAAAGCAGCTCAAAGATGCTGGTGTAGAGACTGACAACTTTTCCGGAGGACTGGAAGATCTCGAAGAAAAAACCGGTTCGGCCGAAAAGGGCCTGAAAAACCTCACGAAAACAGAGGAAGAGGGCAACAAAAAAACAAAGACGCTCGGCGATCTCGTCAAGACGTTGGGTGACAAGTTTGGAATCAATATACCGGAGGGCGCAGAACAGGCAATCGGAGCACTCGGAAATGTAAGCGGAGCCGCCGTTGCCATGGCAGGATCCATGGCGGCAGCGGTAACGGCGATCGCGAAGGTTGAAGAAAAGCTGAAAAGCATGACTGAGGAATCCGGAAAACGCGCAAGCGATATTCAGGACCTTGCCATGACCTACAACATGACGACGGACACCATTCAGGAAATGACTTACGCTGGCGAGCTGATGGGTGTCGGCATGGACACGATCACGGACTCTATCAAGGATCTCACAAAGAACCTGTATGACGCCTATGAGAACGGCGGAGATACGCTTGCGGCTTTCAGTGAGCTCGGGGTTGAGATCACGAATACAGACGGCAGCCTTCGGAATGCCAACGCTGTCTTTATGGATGTGATCGACGCCCTCGGTGGCGTCGAAAACTACACAGAGCGAGACGCAAAGGCCATGGCACTCCTGAACGAGAGCGCCCAGAAGTTAAACCCGCTTATCAAACAAGGGTCGGCGAGACTGAGAGAATACGCGCAGGAGGCAAGAGACACTGGATATGTCATGGACAGCGATATGCTGGACACGCTGGATAAAGTAGACACTTCCATGAGACGTTACAATCTGCAAATTGAGGCTGGAGAAAACGCCATGTCAGCGGAATTTGCACCAGCGCTTACGGAGTTCAACAACAAATTCGGCGAGACGTTTTCGCAATTAGCGAAAGATGCATCGGAAAGCGGGCTGATTGAAGTATTTGCAACATTGCTGGACATCGTAACGGCGCTGTCTCCAGCGCTGGAGGCTGTTGGGGATGTTCTTGTAATACTTGAGCCGATGTTTAAAATAACAAGCGGGGTGATCGCAACTGCTGCGGACGGGCTTAGAGTAATTTTCGACTTGGTGGAAATGATAACGGGACCGCTTGGCGCGATTTTTAGCGCTCTGTTCAACTGGGATTTTTCAGACTTGGGGGATAAAATCGACAAAGCGTATTCAGAGCCAGCAACGGACATAGTGAACACACTGACATACCAGAGCGGATCGGGAGCCAGACTCCGCGGCAACGCCGCCGGCACGGACAACTGGTCTGGCGGCTGGACGCGGGTCAACGAGAACGGCCTCGAGCGGATCTATCTCCCCTCCGGCTCGCGCATCCAGACGGCCAGCGAGACCCGCTACACCTCCGGCGATACCTACAACACCACCGTCTACGTCGACCACGTCGAAGACCTCGACACCATCCTCCGCATCGCCAAAAACGCACGCATCACAACCAGAATGGGGGCGAAGTAAATGCCGACGTTTACAGTGCAGGCAAGCGGCTCGACAGCAGTTGCGAAGAACCACCCGAATACAAACTATTCGGATCTTACACAGTACAAATTTTTCGTAGAGCCGTTTACAGGAGACGCGGGAAACATTAAGCGAGGGGATAACGTATATATCAACTTCCCTGTGCCGGGCGACACATACAAGTTCAAACGGGTAACAAAAGTAACGCTTGCATTTTATGCACAGCCAACAGCAGAAAGCGGCGCTACATACAAGGGGATTTGGACATATGTAAATGCGTTGGCGAGTCAATTTGATGCGGATGTAATGACATATGCGACAAGGCCTGAGATATACCAGACCTTCCCAGGGGTCTCGGAGCAAGCAAACGGAAACTGGACGGCTCTGAATGAAATCATACAGCTAAATGCAGTTTTTGACCTGAAAAATTACAAATCAAAAAAAGAAGAACTGCAGCAAGGAATAAGAAATGGCTTTGTGGTCGCGCTTCGAGGAGGAGAATCAGGGACAAGCGAGGCGATTATATTCGGCGCAAAGTCAACACGAAAGCCATCGTTGGTGTGCGAGTATTCGGACGACACTGTAGGGATAACAGCGGATGGGTTTGCTCCGACAGACGGCGCTTTTGTAAACAGATTTGAAAAAAATATGTTTACATGGCGCTGTGACGATGACACAGCCGACTCACAGGTCTGCTTCGCAGAGATAAAGCAAACCTCCGCAGTTTTCGAGTGGCGCGTAAAAAATGCGAGCACCTCAAAGACGATCAGCGTCTCCGGCGCGACGACCGCCTGCACGGTCCCAGCAAACACATTCCCGTCCGGGACGATCGAGTGGCGCGTAAAGGTGACGGCGAACAGCGGCACGACAACAACGTCCGCATGGCAGGAGATCACGACCACGGACGTCACCCCGACGGCCAAGCCTGTTTCCCCATCCGGCATCGTCATCGACGCCACCATCGTCAACCGCTTTAGCTGGCAGCACATCATTTCCACCGGAACGCCGCAGAGCAAGGCCGACCTGCAATGGTCTGCCGACGGTACGACGTGGAACGCCCTTGCGACCGTCGCGGGAGAAAACCAGTATTACGACGTTCCGGCGAACAAATTCACAAGCGGAACAAAATACTGGCGCGTGCGCACCTACAACACCGACGGCACGGCCTCGGCGTGGAGCGAAAAGGCCGAGTTTATCGCCATCAACGCCCCATCGGCCCCGTCCATCGTGATCCAGTCCACCGGCCCGCGCCCGCGCATCACCTGGCAGACCTCCGAGCAGGAAGCCTATCAGCTGACGCTGTCCAGCGGCTATGCCTCCGGCACGGTCTACGGCACGGAGAAGGCATGGCGCTCGCCGGTCTACCTCGCCGACGGCAGCTACACCGTCCGCGTCCGCGTGCAGAACAAGTACGGCATGTGGTCCGAGTGGAGCGCAGCCGCGCTCCCCGTTTCACACACCGAGGGCGAGGCCATCACCCTGACCGCCACCGCCGGCCATGAGGCCGCGCTCACCTGGCAGACCGCCGGGAGCTACGATTTTTACCTCGTCGAGCGGGACGGCGTGGCCATCGCCCGCACCGTCCAAAAGCAGTACATCGACCACACCAGCATCGGCTCCGTCACCTACCGCGTCCGCGGCTGCTACGACGAAAGCGATAACTACGGCGTGTCCAATTCCGACACTGTCGAAGTGCTGCCCGAGACCAACATGATCTGCGACCTCGAGACCGGCGTCTGGCTCGAGATGCGCCTGTCCGAGACGCAGCTGCGCACCAACCGCACCAGTTTCTCGGCCGGGGTCTCCACGGTCCATCTGGCGGGCCTTGCCTACCCCGTCGAGGAGCGCAGCGAGCAGCGCGACCGCGCCCTGTCCGTCGCCTGCGCCTGGCCGCACGCGCAGCGGGCCGCCGCCCTTGCGCTTGAGGCCCTTGTAGGCCGCCTCGTCTGCCTCAAGGACCGCTACGGCAACATGGTCATCGGCTCGCTCCCGTCGCTCGAGAGCAACTGCGACGAGTTCATGCGCCGCTATTCCTTCACCATCTCGCACACCAACCGGGAGGAGGCGATCACCCTTGACCCGTGACGTCCGCTTCCGCGTCGACGTGCTCAGAAACGGCGCACCCATCACCCACCTCCAATGGGACACCGGCAGCCCGCCGCAGATCATCGCCAGCCGCGACGCGACAATCCACACCAGCATCAAGGGCACCTTCCTCGTCAACGACGCGGTCGACTACCTCTCCGACGAGCTCCAGCCTGTCATGACCATCGACGGGCAGGAGACGCCCCTCGGTATCTATCAGGCCGCGACCCCGAGCATCAAGGGCGCGGCCGGTCAGAAGCGCGTCGAGGTCGAGGCCTACGACCGCTGCTGGCGCGTCTACAGCAACCGCACCGAGACCATCCTGCACCTGTCCGCCGGTGCGTCCTATCTCACCGAGATCCGCAAGCTGCTCACCGCCTGCGGCGTCGCGCTCGTCATTGCGACGCCGTCGGACGCGACGCTGCAGACCGACCGCGAGGACTGGGATGTCGGCACGAGCTACCTGACCATCGTCAACGACCTGCTGGCCGAGATCAACTACAACAGCCTCTGGTTCGACGCCTCCGGCGTCGCCCGTCTCGAGCCCTATCAGGAGCCGAGCGCGCAGAACATCGACTGGTCCTACGGCACGACGGACCTCTTCCTTCCGGACCGGCATCCGGGGCCGAACTTCTCAGATGAAGAAGACATCTTCAACGCGCCGAACGTCTTCATCTGCGTCTGCTCCAACCCGGATCTGGAGCAGCCCATGGTCGCAACGGCTGTCAACGACAATCCGCAGTCGCGCAAGTCCACCTTCCGGCGGAACATGCGCATCGCCTCGCTCATCAAGGTCGACAACATCGCCTCGCAGAAGGAGCTGCAGGCCTACGCCGACCGCATGCGCAACGAGTCGCTCCTTTCCGCCCGGGCCATCACGTTTTACACGCTCAATGACCCCGGTCACGGCATCGGTGACGTCCTCGCGCTCACGCACGACGACATCGGCGGCATTTATTTCGAGACCGGCTGGCAGATGCAGCTGTCAGCCGGAAGCCTGATGACACACTCTGCAAAAAGGACGGTGATTGCGTAAATGGAAGGCGTCGACAGCCTGTACACCGAAGAACCCGAAGAGCAGCAGACCGAAGAACAGCAGCAGCCGTTCCAGCTGGCCGTCATTGCGACGGTCGAGGAAGACGGCCTGACCCTAACACCTGACGGCGCGGAGGAGCCGACCGAGAAGCATTTTAAATGCAACACCGGCATCAACTTCGCCGCCGGACAGCGCGTGGCCGTCCTAGAACTGTCCGGCAGCAAGGTCGTCATGTTCCCGATCGGCAACCCCGGCGCGGACGCGCCGGCGAAGATCCCAACCGGCGGTACGGCCGGGCAGGTACTCAAAAAATCGTCCGACAACGACTACGCGCTCACCTGGGGCAGCATCACCGGCCTTCTGCCGACCGGAGGAACGAGCGGACAGATCCTCAAAAAGTCAGGAAATGCCGACTACGCCGTCGAATGGGGCGACATCAACGGTGCTCTGCCGCCCGGCGGAACGACGGGCCAGGTGCTCAAAAAATCCAGCGCCACCGACTACGCCGTCACCTGGGGCAGCCCCGACGGCATCCTGCCGACCGGCGGCACCGATGGTCAGGTCCTGCTCAAAAACGGCGCGAGCAACTACGCCGCCAAGTGGGGCAGCATCACCGGCGCGCTCCCGACCGGCGGAACATCCGGTCAGGTGCTGAAAAAATCCAGCGCCACCAACTACGCTTGCACGTGGGGCGACGTCGCCGGAACGCTTCCGAGCGGCGGAACCGACGGCCAGGTGCTCCTGAAAAACGGATCGACGGCCTACGCCGCGAAGTGGGGCACGGTATCCGCCGCAGAACTCAAGAGCGGATACAATTCACTAGAGCTGAAAACAAAAACCCTGACGCCGTCCTCGAACGGCTTTGAGATAGGGACATCGAGCTATCCCGTGACAGTCAGGGGAGACGAAATCGTGCTGTACTACAGCGCATACCGCTACTGCACCCTTGCGTGCAACTCATCCGGGAAGCTGACCGTCAACGGCACAGCCATCAACTAAGGAGGGCATCATGAAATTATACGACATCGCGCTCGCGGCAAAGCCGCTGCAGAAGCTCATCGAACAGGACCTGCCGCTCCGGCAGGCCTATCAGCTCGCCATGCTGGCGACCAGGCTCAACCCAACACTCGAATTCTACGGAAAACAGCTCATGAGCGGGCGGCCGCAGGCGGAGCTGAACGAGCTGGACGCCGACACGCTCCCCGAGCTGCCGCACATCACGCTTCCGCTCGACCTCGATATCCGACTTTCCGCCGGGGATATCAAGTGCCTTGAGCCGTTTGTGACCTTCGAAGGAGCTGATAACGCATGATCACCATCCACTGCTCCCGCGCGTGCGCGCATCTGGCGTCGCCGCCGGAGCTTTTGACGGCGGGGATGAGCAAGGCCGTGACGGTGCAGTTCGTCTTCTCGCCCGCGTGGGACGGGCTGACGAAGACCGCCGTCTTCTCGAACGGCAAGACCACCGTCGACGTTCTGGCGGCGAACTGGGACGGGGATACTGTTCCTGTCCCGCACGAAGTTCTCGCCGTCCCGGGCCGCCACGCCCGCGTGGGCGTCTATGGCGCGGACGAAAGCGGCGTCGTCCTGCCGACCGTCTGGGTGAGCCTCGGCAAGGTCCAGCCCGGCGCGGACCCATCCGGCGACGAGACCGCCGACCCGTCCCTGCCCGTCTGGGCGCAGCTGCAGAAGCAGATCGGCGATCTGGACGACCTCCAGACCTACAACAAGGGCAACCTCGTTGCCGCCATCAACGAGGCCCGCAGCTCCGGCGGCGGATCTGGCGGCGGAGGCATCCAGTCGGCACAGATCGACGCGATCCTCGTGATGACAAAATCCGAATATGACGCGCTGGACAAAAAGGACGCGCGGACACTGTATCTGTTGGAGGGATAACATGCTGGCAGTTGGACTCAAACGCATTCTGGAGCTGTTCATCGGCTCCATGGGCATCAAATCCGCCCACCTGGGCACGAAAACTATCTACGAAAGACCGGGCGGATTTTTGTACATTGAACTCACAAGCGAAGAAAGGGGATAAATCCAGATGGCAAGTTTTTTCAATCTGACACTTGATACGCTGGCACCTGCCGGCCTATCGCTGATCCTGAACGACGGTGCACAGTACGCGACCAGCGCGACCGTCACGGCGAAGATCTCTGTCTCCGACGAGACAACGACGGGATACCAGATGAAGATCTGGGGCACGAAGACGGCGGAGACCGAGGCGGAAGCGTCGTGGGAGACATTCGCCAAGACAAAATCCATCACGCTGCCCGACGGAGACGGACTCAAGACGATCTATGTCAAGATGCGCGACGACGTCGGCAACGAAACGGCCGCAGTCAGCGACACGATCACGCTCAACACGTCGATTCCTGCCGTGACCATCACCGGCCCCGACAAGAGCAGGATCTCGAAGGTCACGGGCTACGATGCAGCGGCGTTCTCCTTCGTCTGCGACGTGGACTTTGAGGAATACACCATTCGCGTCGTCCCGGCGACGAGCAGCCTGCACACGGCGGGCACGCAGATCCCGACGACGGGCGGCTCCACCAACGTCAGCGGCACGGAGGGAGGCTACAAGAAGAACACCGCCATCAACGTCACTGTCAAGGGCGCAGACCTCGAGGCAGCGTCTTCCGGAGACGGCACGAAGATCGTCAAGGTCTTCGTCAAGAACGCCGCCGGGACCTGGAGTGCCGCCTGATGGCCGCGCCGCAGCTGACATTCTCCATCACGGGCAACAAGATCTCGGCGGTCTCGGGGTTCGACTCGATCACCGTTTCCTTCTCGTCGGACATCGCCTACACGGCCTTCGAGTGCCGCGCGACGAAGTCCGGCGAGGATTGGGGCCGCGGGAAGGGTGCTTTGATCGCGTCCTTCTCCCAGACCCCGGCGGGAACGCAGCGCACCTTTGAGGTTTACGACGATTTTCTGCTTTCCGGTGATGGGGAATACCGCATTTCGTTGTTCGCGCAGGGCGCGGACGGCAGCTGGAACGACAACTACGGCTTTATCCCGCTGGGAGAGTCGCAGGCGCTGAAGACCGCGGACGGCGAGGATTTTCTGTGTATGAAGGAGTGATCGTATGGCTTACAACAGCCAGTTTACCGGTGCGCAGATCGACGAGGCTATCGCCGACGTGCGCAGCAACAAAGACGCGTGGGACGGAAAGCAAGATGTGATCCTCGCCTCCGGCGCTTCCGTCGGGGACCTGATCAAGGTCAAGGCGGTGGACGCCAGAGGGAAGCCGACGGCGTGGGCGGTGGCCGTGGCGGGCACGGACTATATGAAGACCGGCAACATCACCAAACAGACGCTGGTCTCCGCGGAGACCACACCGACCGAGAACTACGCCATCAACTGGCAGTACGAGTGAGGTGAGCACATGGCACACAGGACACTGATAAACGGCACGGGCTACGACATTTCCGGCGGGCGGGAGCTGATCGGGGGCACGGGCTACGCGAAAAAGAAAGGCCGCGTGCTCGTGAACGGCACCGGGTACAATATCCCGTTTTCCAGCGGCATTCCGCTTTCTACCGTCGCGCTCGGCGATATTCTCATGCTGAACGAAAACGGCAGCCCCGTCCCGTTCTACGTCTGCAAGCACGACTACGAAAGCGGCCTGAACGGCGCAGGCCGGACGCTGGTGGTGCGGAAGGACTGCTACGACGAACGCGCTTTCAGCAGCAATAGCAATGCTTTCTCCGGCAGCTCTATGGACACCTGGCTCAACAACACCTGGCTTAAGCTGCTGGACGCTGACATCCAGGCTGCGATCAGCAAGACAAAGTTCTATTACACCCCTGGCGCCGGCAACAACACCGTGACTACACTCCAGCGTGCAGTGTTCCTGCTGTCTGGTACAGAGCTGGGCAAATCCTCGCGATATGCCAACACAGAGGGCACGGCGCTGAGCTCTGCGGTGTGCAGTCAGCTTGCCATTGCCTACCGCAACGGCTCTGCCGTCACGCAGTGGACGCGCACACCGTACACGTTCAACGGTGTCACCGTGTACTACTTGTTCACCAATGGCAGTATAGACGCAACCTTTTACGCCAATTCGAACGGTTCCCGCCCCGCCTTCACTCTCCCCGGCACCTTCCCCGTGATCCAAAACCCCGACGGCACCTACAGCCCGGCAGCATAAAGGAGGACCCACATGGGCACACACCACATTTTGAAAGACGGCACATCCTACGCCATCAAAGGCGGCACCGACCTGATTGCTGGTACAAGTTACCAAATCGGGGGGGCCGAACGCTGGTGAATGGGACGGCGTATGAGGTCAAGTTCAGCGACGGGCTGACGTGGATCATAAATGAGTCCCCCAAAATAATGGTTTTTGAGCAAGCCATTGATTTTACATCAAACGGGAAAAAATTTGACTATTTCATGATCACTGCAGGCTCTCGGCCAAACATTGTTTACTCTTACGGGCCAGGCGATATTTGGTACGCATATTTCAACGGGAGCTGGACGCAAGAGGCATTCCGGACAGTGACTTTCGCTGAAATGCCAACAGGAGCACTATTAGCATGGCTGCAGGCCAATGCCGTGCAGCAATAGACAGGAGGAACTTATGGACACCTGGTACATCACCATTGGAGGGCAGGAGATCGAGACGCGGCCGGCCGCCGGCCGCATGCGCGACGCCGACTGGGGCGGGCGCGAGAGCCGCGCCGTCACCATCGCCAAGAGCGCGGTTGCAGACCCGCTGGCGCTGTTCTGCGACGGCGCCGTCTGGGGCATGATCCACCGCTACACCACGGCCGTCCCTGTGCTGGACGCAGAGGGCAACGTCCAGATGAACGAGGACGGAACCGTCAAGAGTACGACCGAGACCGCCGAGGACCGCTACATGGACGACTACGCGGACTTCACCCTCGCCGGTCCCATCACCGACAACCGCGACGGCACCATCACGGCGAAGATGGGCAAAAAAACGGCCAGCGATCTGCTGGCGGAACTGGAGGCGGCATATGACAGAGGCTAAACTGGCACAGGTAAAGAAAGCAATTACGGACGGCAAGCTCGTGCAGGCCGCAGGCGGCATCACCACGACCGTCACGCAGTCGGACAAGCTGGGCTATGACTGGAAGAACTTCTTCGTCAACGACATTCCCGTGCGACGGGAGTACATCGAGCAGGCCGTGAAAGCCGGCACGGCGGACAACCCAATCGCATGGGAGCCCGATATGCCCCTCATCCAGAACGCCTACTACACCCACAACGGCGAGACCAAGGTCTGGATGGGGAGCGCGGGCGCGAAGGCGGATTGGACGGATGCGGCCTTCGTGCCGATCTGATCGCGCAGAAGGGAGAACACCATGGACACCAAAACCATCATCGTTACGCTCGTCTGCGCCGTGCTCGGCTCGTCCGCGCTGACGGCGGTCGTCAATGCCGTCGTCAGCGCGATACAGAAAAAGCGCGGCAAGGCCACAACGCAGGAGGCGCACCTGGCCGAGATCGACAAAAAGCTCGGGAAAATGCAGGAGCATCAGGACGAGCAGTATCTGGCGATCCTCCGGCTGACCATCATGTCGGAGGAAATGCCAATGGCCGAGCGTCTGATCGCCGGGCAGAAATACGTCAAGCTGGGCGGCAACGGCGATGTAAAAAAGTTTTTGCACCAGCTAGAGAAGCAGTGTGAGCACAATGGAGTTTAGCAAGAAGTGGCTGATCTGCAGCGCGCTCGTCAGCCTCGCACTCATTATCGCCTGCGCGGCAGGCGCAGACCTGACGGAGATCACGCTTGCGGTGCTGGCTGAAACAACAGCTTCCAGCGGGTTTTATCTCTGGAAGGCAAAAAACGAGAACCGCGCGAAGTACGCGCAGAAGTACATGGATAAATGGGCTGAAAAATACGGCCCGGAAGCGGCAGCACGCATCGCGGAGATCGTGCTGAAAGATTGAAAGGAGCATACATATGGACTACACGCAAATCATCTCGGCAGTGATCGCGCTCATCAGCGCACTCGTTTCGGCATTTTTGATCCCGTGGCTCAAAACCAAGATCGACGCGGACAAGCTGCAAACGCTCCGCACTTACGTTGAGATCGGCGTAAAGGCGGCGGAGCAGCTGTACACCGCGACGGACGGCGCGGCGAAAAAGGCGTATGTTGTGAACTTCCTCGCCGAGAAGGGCATTCAATTTGATGTGGAAACGATCGACAAGCTGATCGAGGCCGCCGTGCTGCAGCTGCACCACGAGCTGTACGGGAGTGAGCGGGCATGAGTTACGTTATGAGAGCGTCCGAGCTTGTAAAAAAGCACATCGACGTTGCAAAGAATTACAAAACCGTGTACATGTGGGGCTGCTTCGGCTCTCCGGTCACGGATGGGATCATCACTGAGAAGGCAAAGCAATACCCGGACTGGTACGACGCCGCAAAGCAGGCCAGATTCCGCGGGCTGATCGGAAAGGGCTACTTTGGCTTTGACTGCGTGAATCTCACGAAGGGGATCCTGTGGGGCTGGAACGGCAACAAAAACGCCTACCACGGCGGCGCCCGCTACGCCGGAAACGCGGTACCGGACGTCTCCGCAGACGGCATGATCGCCAAGTGCAGGGACGTGTCTACGACCGGCTGGGACAAGCTCGTCCCGGGCGAAGGCCTGTGGCTGCCCGGCCACTGGGGCCTGTACATCGGAGACGGCTTGGCCGTTGAGTGCACGCCCATCTGGGATAATGGCGTGCAGATCACCGGCGTCGGCAACATCGGCGTCAAGGGCGGCTACAACAGCCGTGTGTGGAAGAAGCACGGAAAGCTCCCGTGGGTGGACTACGACACGGAGACCGTCGACAAGGCTGTCGTGGAGGCCAAGAAGACGATCAAGGCAAAGGCCGGACTTGCGGACAACACGATCAAATATCTCGCCGACTACAAGTACGGCGATGATCTCCTGAAAAAACTGGCTGCGGCGATGAAGTAAGCCCCAGCCAGGCGGCGGGCCGAAGGGAGTGACAGCAAATAACTGCGCGGCTGGCTCTGCCGAAGGAGCTGGAACACCTCACGCGCAGCGACTGGGAGCGCGTCACTGACGAGGGCTTATTGGATGAAATCGATCAGCAGATTGTGAATCTTTATATCGTGCGCAGGCTCCCGCAGCTGGACGCCGCCGCCGAGATCGGCGTCGACCGAAAAACCATCTCCCGCCGCCTGCCGCACATCTACAATATCGCCCGCCGTCTGGTAGGGAAAACGGACAAAGAGAAAGCGCCATGAGCAACGGCTCATGGCGCTTTTTCTATGTTCCGGGATTGGCTTTCGGACGATAGTTCGGGTTATACGATCTGCATGCGCGCTCCAGCGCGCGGAAGTCGCAGGAGATCTTACAGATGAAGCTGCTCTTTCCATTGACGACATCGTAGTATGTACGATTGGCATGATCCAGAATGGCAAGCTTCTGACGGTTGCAATGCTCGATCTGGTTCAGGAGCAGGTTGCGATACTTCACATCCGGCTCTGCGGAAATGTCGTATTCAAGGATCGCAGAATCAGGAACAGGGACCATGTTGTTGAAGCCGAGAAGACCGAGGCGTCCACCGTCAAGCTTCAGGATGTGCTTGCCGGGCTTTAGATTGGCATGGTTTGGCTTCGGGGATTCCATGGGGACGAAATAGCGGAAGCTTCCGACAGTGAGAACAACGCCGACATAGGGGCGACGCTGGCCCTTGTTGAACGGGACACGGAAGTCACGGGAATGGAGGAAGGAAATATAGCGCTCACTGATGTGGCAGATAAAAAGATTCTCCAAGATTCGACCTTTCCGGGAAAGAAAAAGCGAGACTGCAGAAGTCTCGCTTTTAGTTGCCCATGATTTTTTAAGCCCCTACTTAACGGCAAGGGATTTCCGCTTTTTTGGCTCCCTACTTGACGGCAAGGGATTTCCGCTTTTTTAGCTCCCTATTTAACGGCAAGGGATCTCCGCTTTCATGGGCAGATGATGAACGGCGACGTTCAATCTCTGTAGATTCCTGAAATGGTTGTGCCGCGGATCGTGCGGTGCCAGATTTCAGGATTCTTTCGCGGATCTCTCCGCACCCCTAGTATAAACTCAAAAATGTGTAGAAGTCAAGAGGGGTACTGGGAAAATTTTTAAGAGGAAAGCATGTCCCACAAATGGTACACAGATGTCCCGGAAATGTCCCCCATAAAAACCGGGGAAGCGGTAGACTGAACATAGAAACCGGCCGGTTTACTACATTTTCGGAGGGATTTTTATGGAATACGCAAGTAATGGCAAGGGCAATCTGGGTGTGACGCTTGGCGCAATCGGCACCGGTCTCGGCGTGCTGAACGGCGGTCTCGGCGGCATCCTCGGCGGATTCGGCGCGAATCCTGCTGCGGCTGCGGCTATGGCCGCGGGCGACAGCGACAACCACTTCGTCAGCCGGTATGAGGCTGGGCAGTCCGCAAGAATCGCGGAGCTGGAGACGGAAGTCAAGCTGCGCGACGCGAACGCTTACACCGACAAGAAAATTCTCGAGGTGTACCAGTACACGGACGGCAGAATGCGCTCGATCGAAGAGCAGCTTTGCCAGCAGCGCGTTATCAACGCGCAGACCACGGCGAACCTGTCCTGCATGCAGAACGAGATCGCGACTCTTTCCGGCATGACCAAGACGGTTATCCCCATTGCCAACATCTGCCCGGAACCGATGCAGCGGTATAACAGTTGGACGGCTCCGACCGGCACAGCGGCGGCTAGCGAGGGCTAAATGCAAGGGGCGGCAATAGCCGCCCCATCCTTAAAGGAGGAAATCTGCAATGACAGTGACGATAGATCAGGCCATGCGCGGAATTTTGCGCTTTTTTGATACAGTAGCATCCCCACATATGGACGAGGTGCGGTCCTTTGTGGCAGGCGTTGGGTTGTCTTTGCTGGCAGACGGCAGCAAAGAGCAACTGCTTGTACTGAGAGATAACCCGTGGGTCAAAGCAATGCAAATTATGGATGAGCACGGGGATATTGACATTGACAGGCTCTATAATAAGGCAAGACCTCGGCTCGATGGACGAAAACTCCCGATAAGGATTCCGTTTATCGGCAAACTAACTTTTGTTGCGGACGATATTGACAGTCTATACAAGTACATTCAGGAGGCATGATATGCAGGAATATATTGAAAAACTCCATAAGGAGTTGCATGAGATCATGGAACGTCCGGTGACGCTGGGGCGCGCGGAGGAAGTTATGGTGTATGCGGATACTATCTGCGCGCTGCATAAGCTAGGTGACGACCATTTTCGTGAGTCCACGAAAATGATGGAATTTACCGAGGACGACGCAAAAGCGTGGAAGGCCCGCATGAAGAACGCCGACGGCTCGACCGGCCCGCACTGGACGATGGAACAGACGACGGCCGTGGCCGAGAGCATGGGCATTCAGGCGCCTGTGGTCCCGCGCTGGGCGTGGGGCGTAACCATGAACATGATGTACTCGGATTACTACCCCGTCGCCGTAGAGTTCGGACTCAACCGCCCGGAGTTCTACGCCGCGCTGGCAAAAGCGTTTCTGCTCGATAAAGACGGCCCGGGGCCGGAACAGAAGCTCATGGCGTATTATGAGCATATCGCAAAATAAAGAAATCCCTCCTGTCACCAGGAGGGATTTCAGCTTGCTATAGAATCTATATTTAGATGGGATTCATTCATGCGTACCGAATAAATGTATAACCGTCAATCTGCGAGGGGGTAGAGGGTGACGTGCATGTCGCTGCCGGATTTGGTGTAGGATTTGGTCTGTTTATGGTAGAGGACTTTCTGCAGGACAGTTTTCAGGAGGGCGTTTTTCTCCTGCGGGGATGCGGCGAGCGGGTAGGTCTCGAGGACGCGGCGGACGGCGGGGGCCAGACGGGCGCGGGCCTGCTTGGCACGGGCCAGCTCATGGATCGTGGCCTGGCTAGCCTCGATGCGGTCGACGATGACTTGCTTGTCGGCGGCGAGCGCCTGCGAGCGCTGCAGGAAGACCTCGGGCGTATAGACGCCGGTCTCGACCAGCTCATACGCGCGGGCCTCCTGCGCCTCCAGTTTGGCAAGCTGCCTGCGGTCGGCGGCGATCGAGGACTCGAGCGCAGTGCGCATGGGCGTGTCATCTGGCGCAGCGGCCTCACCGAGCTCCAGCTCGCGCAGCCAGCCGCGAAGCGCGTCCAGCACGGCGTCCTCCACATCATCATACCACGCGCTGACGGTCGTGCAGCCGTAGGAGGGACAAAGGAGCGTATCGCGGCGGTTGCCGGACGACGGACGGCGCACCATCACGCGGCCGCACTGGTCGCAGCGGACGAGCCCGGCGAGGCTCGTAACGGTCCCCCATGCGCCCTTGCCGCGCGGGCTGGCGCTGGAATAGCTCAGAGCGACGGCCTTGTCGTACTGCTCCTGCGAGATCAGGCCGTCGTGCAGCCCTTTATAAAGCTTCAGATCCTCCTGCCGGGTGCGGGGGCGACTGACGACGACAGCGCCGTCGACAATGCGCTTCGTCTCCGGTCGGCCACCGGATTTGATCCAGCCCGCATTTGCCGGATTGCGCAGGATATCCAGCACAGAGTCCGCGCGCCAGAGGCTGCCGGAGTTGGTCGGGACGCCGAGGCTGTTCAGCCGCGTGGAGATCGCCTTCGCGCCGATGCGCGCGCAGCCCTCGCCGGTGTACCAGTTGTAGATCTGCTGCAGGATGGGGGCCTGCTCCGGGTGCGGGACGAGCTTGTAACCCTTGTCATTCGGCAGCTTCTCACGCGACCAGCCGAAGGGCGTCTTGCCGGAGATCCATTTGCCCTCGCGCAAGGACGCCTCCTTGCCGCGGGACAGGCGGCGCTTGATGGTGTTGTACTCGCGCCGGGACATAAAGAGGCCGAATTCAAAGTACTCCTCGTCCATCTCGTTGTTTGGATCATAGACTTTGTTCGGTGTAACGATCTTTGTATTGGAATACTTGAACGTCTGCGCAATAATGCCCTGGTCGATGGTGTCGCCGCGCGCCAGACGCTCAACCTCCATGACGATGACGCCCGCATAGTTCCCGGTCTCGACGAGCTGCAGGACCTTCTGCACCTCCGGCCGAACGGCGATGGAGTCACCGGTCACGACTTCCTCGCAGATCTCCACGACGTTCAGCCCGCGGCTTTCGGACAGCGACAAAAGCGCGGCCCGGTGCCGCTTGAGCGTGTCGGTCTGGCCGAGGGCTTCGGCCTCCATGTCCTTCCGGGACTTGCGCAGGTAAATGATGTACTGCGCGAGCGGGTCAGCGATTTTCCAGGTAGATGTAAAGTTCATAAGCAAATTCTCACCACTGTGGAAGGCGGTTATACGGGAACAAAGGATGCAAGCGCGGAGGCGCGAAGCCAGCCGATATTGGGATTACAAAGGTCGACAAGGAGCGCCAGGAGCGCGATGAGAACGATGCACACCAGCACGCCGATCAGAATATCCTTGCGCCGCGCCTCGACGGACTTATGGCGGATGATCTGTTCCTGCTTGGAAATGATCGCGTTAGCATGCTTGAGCCGCAGCTCAAGCTCGGCGATGCGAGGCATTTTATCCGGCTGGTCCAGCAGCACGGCGCTGTCCGTGTCCATCGCGTCCGCGATCCGGTGCAGAGCGGACGAAGGGACGTCGCAGCCACGCTCATAGCGCGAGAGGCTGGCGACGGAAACGCCGGAGGCATCGGACAGCTCGTTCAGCGTCATGCCGCGAGACAAACGCTCTGAACGGATGCGATTTTCACAGGTTTCCAAGGTTTCCACGATCCTTTCCAAAAATGAAAATCCAGAAAATGAGGATTTTTCAAAAAATCTCATAAATTCTCATAACTGGTAGTTGCTGAAAACGAAAAACAGGCATACGCTGGAAGCGCAAGGACGGCTCCCGGTCGCCTGCGCAAGCAAAAGCCCGCGCCGTTGTTCGGCCAGCGGCGCGGGCGAAACACGACAGGATCAGCTTTCTGTGTCGGCGAGCGGGCTATCCCATACGGCGTCCCAGAAATCCGTCTCATTTATGATCTGGACTTTACCGCCGTTGCGCCTGACGGCCATCGCATCCTCGATTTTCCGGCCATAGCAGGAATAAGCCCAGCACGGGTTCCCGGCATTGCCGACGATCAGGTAGTCAGTCTTTTTTGATACGGTGTTCTTAAAAGTACCGCCGAGGCGCTCGACTTCCGCAGCGAGCTCTGCACGAGTGGCACGGTAGGATTCACCGGTAAAGCAGAAAATCTTACCGTTAAACGTGATTTCCGGGCAATATGCGCAGATACCGCCGACAGAGTATTTCTTTCGCAAGGCTTCGAAGTCAGGCTCACGCAGATTCAGGGAATCCTTGAAATCGACGACGTTGCTGCAAAACGCAAGCAGGGAGTTGAGCTCATCCTCGGTGATCTTGCCATCTTCCAAAATTGCATGCAGCAGCGTGTTCAGCTCATCAAAAGGATATGTACCCTGCAAATAGTCGTTGGCGTCAAGCCAGTTTGAAAGCACGCGGATTTCCCGGTCGCTGATATCCGAGTCAGCCATGATCCCGTGGATCATGCCGTGCAAAAACTGTACAGAAGATGTGACGATATCGTAATACCCGGAGTTGTCGGCAAAATTGCCGCACAGCCAGAGGATATTTGCGCGTTCGTCCTCATCGATGTGGTCGTCCTTAATGGCCTCCTCAATGACGGGGATAAGCTCCGAAAACGGGTGACGGTCTCGGAGGTTGGCATGGACAAGGCACCAATTTGCAAGTTCGTTGACTTCGTCTGTGCTGACGTCGCCGCTCGATGAGATGCCAGCGACGATTCCACGCAGGACGTTGATAGCCTTATGGAGTTCAGCGGGCTTTGTAAACTGCCGGTATTCGTCTGGTGATTTGGCTTGAGACATAGATGCAACCTTTCCACAAAAGAACGCAATCGTACAATGTGCACAGTTTCAGGAGATTCTTTTGTTAAATCTTATAATTGTAATTATCAAACGTATGTTCTAATATAATCATGCGAGTCAGGAAAGAGGACCTACAAATATTGTAAGGCAACGCCGAAGAAAGCACAACCGGAAAAGTGAACAAAAAATGAACGGTCTTTTTGTGGAGAAATGGGGGAGATGAAATGAAAAATACGAAACAACACCTCATAGCGGAGATTGAAAGCCTGCTCGAGCGGGCAACGCCGGAGCAGCTGAAGATCATACTGCGTTTTATGCGTGGGATTATAAGAATTGAAATATCAATATAAAAAAAGAACGCCGGAAGCATTTTAATTGCTTCCGGTGATTTTTTTCAGGAATTTCTCGAATTCTGGCCAGAACTCCGACGGCAGCTCCATCATAGCGGAAATGAAGCGCTTGCGGAAAGACTCGTCAGCCTCGCCCATGAGAGTAGAGACCATAAGGCCAAGCTCCTCGTTCATGCTCCGCTGCACATACATTTCGCCGACGCCATCCTCCAGCCATGCGAGCGATACGCCGAATTCCCGGCAAATATCCGAGACGGTGCGGTCACTGGGCGTGCGCTCACCCTTCTCAATCATCCATATATAATTTTGTGATAGGCCAATTTTTGCGCCAAATTCAGCTTGAGAAAGCTTCAAAGAGTTCCGAAGCTGACGTATGCGTTCATTCACAGGATCACCTCC